CAGTCTTTAGGTGTGAAATTCTGGCAAGGCCAAATAGATGAACACGATAAGAAAACGATTGAAAAGAAAAGCACAACACCGGGAGCAAATATATTCTTGAAACCGGGCGTTACATTCCAAGACGGTACGCCGTCAATGGATAGTGCTATTAGTCTGACTTTAGAGCAACAAGCAGACAATGACTTTTATTCAATAAGTGGCATCACTCCGGAAAGCCTTTCCGGTAGCATTGGCTCTATGAGTGGTAAGGCGATTGACTTGCGGCAATCTGTAACAACCGTACAAACGGCGGATATATTCGCGCAATCAAAAGAAGCGGAATTACAGATTGTTAAATTGTTATGGGGTGAAAAGAACGCTCCGGGTTTAATTCCTCAATTCTACAATCAAGAAAAGGCAATGCGGATTTTAGGCGACGACGGCAAAAAAGAATTTGTACAAATTCAACCTGAACTAGGTCAGCCGATGCAAGAACAAGTCGTCACGGATCCGTTTGGACAACCTAAAGTAGATGAAGAAGGCAATCCAATCAAACAAGTATTGTATGATTTGAGTTGTTTTGATTTTGATATAGTAATCAGCACTAGCCAAGCAAGCGCAACGGCAAGACGTGCTAATCTTTACCAATTATTGGAAGCTAAGAAAAGCGGTGTTGATATTCCTATGGATATCATTCTCGACTTTATGGATTTCCCAGAAAAAGAAACGGTTAAGAAACGCATGCAAGAAGCAGCAGAAAAACCAGCTATGCCAGAATTGCGTGTTAGCGGCAGCTTAGATGATATGCCGGCGGAAGCATTGAGCATGTACTTGCAAACGCTAGGCGTACAGATTTCACCGCAACAAATTATGGCGGAACGGTTAGCCTTGAAAGGTAAGCAACAGAACATTCAAAATGCACCGCCAATTTTACCGCCTACAAACGATTTAGGCACTATGTAATATAAACCTATCAACACAATAACAAACGCTCCGTAATGGGGCGTTTTTTATATTTCTTTCGCCCTAAGTAATGGCGTTAAAAGGCTTGCTTATACATTATCGCCCGGCAACGGCGTTAAACTGCCATATTCTTATATTCGTCCGGCAATGACGTTAAAAGGCAATATGGGGTATTTGATATGGAAAAAGATTTAGTAAACATCGAAGAAGCTGGTTTCACACCGGAAGATTTAGAAAACGCGGGCGTTGAACTGGAAGAAACAACCGAAGAAACGGATACACAGGAAACTGCACCAGATGAACCCTCTACAGATGATGCGGCGGAAAGTGATGCGAATGATGCGGAAGTAGAACCGGAAGCGCCGAACACTAACGAAGGTACGGAAGAAACGCATGCGAACGATCAGAACTTAAAGGCGGCACTTGCACAGGAACGCGCAAGACGTAAAGCAGCGGAAGAACGTGCTAGACAATACGAAGCACAACAACGGCCAATTACATTGCCAGACGAAGAAGTATCAAATATTCGCGACTTTGTACGCCGTGAAGCATTGAAACGCTTTAATATCACGGCGGAAGATTTAGAAAGTCTTATGTTTGAAGATGTACAAAAATATAACGATTTCATTCGTTTTGAAGCCAACGCAGAATATACAATTACTAATCAGCAAATGGCGATACATCAACAAAGACAAACTAACATTAATTTCGTAAATGAAATTAAATCATTACCAAACTTTGGAGAATTGTATCAACGCGGTTTAGAAAAGCTAAACGGAATGACAATGCGCGATGCACAACCGATTAACGATGCTTTTTATCGTGTTGATATTGGCGAAGGTACGGAAGCCGATTTTGAAACCATTAGAAAATTTGTAACAGAATTGCAAAATGAACGGGCAACAAGTACCGAAGTACCTAACAACCCTTTACAAGTTGCGGCAACGTTGCCAAAAGCTGGCGCGTTAAATGGTGGCGTTCCTACGCCTAACAAAGTAACGGAAGAAGATATTTTGAAAGCGTACCAAACGGGCAACCTTGATGCATTGCCGGACGATGTACGCAAATATTTTGACGAATTATAAGAGGTAAAACATGGAAGAACAAAGAAATCAAGTTAATATTCCAGCGGCCTTAGTTCCTAAAGTATGGGCCAAGAAAGTATGGCACGAAGGCTTGAAAGAAAGCTATTTTGATAAATTTACGGCATTGGACGGTTCCAATGTTGTACATAAGAACAAAGATTTAGAAAATGTAAAAGGTGATAGCGTAGTATTTGGCTTGATGATGAACTTAACAGGTTCCGGCGTTGAAGGTAACCGCGCTAAATTATCCGGCGCAGAAGATAGCTTGAACATTTATGATTTCACAGTAAACACTCAATTAGTGCGTAATGCGGTTTCCCGCTTTGAAGCTGACGATCAAAAAACACAATATGATATGTTGAAAGAAATCAAAAGCGCATTGAAACAATGGTTATCTGATTGGTTAGACGATAAATTAATCTCTAAACTTTCCGCAAGTCCTACTGCTACAGAAGTATTATATGCAAGCACAGCTAATACACAAGCAAGCATTACGGCAAACGATAAATTGACTACAACTATTATTTCCCGTGCGAAACGAAAAGCGATGATGCACGGCCCTAAAGTACAACCAATTAAGGTTGACGGCATGGACAAGTATATTATGCTTGTATCCCCATGGGCGGCTCGTGATTTAAAAGACGATGAAAAATGGCTTGCAGCACAACAAAACGCAAATGTTCGCGGTTCTAAAAACCCTATTTTCACAGGTGCATTAGGCGAATATGACGGTGTAATTCTTTACGAATACGAACGCGTATTATCTGATACTACAGGCGCATCTAGTGCGAATGTATGCCATAATTTGTTGTTGGGTAAACAAGCAGCATGTTTCGCAGTAGCTAGACCAGCTAAACATATCGAACAAACAGACGATTACGGCAACATTGCCGGTAATGGTATTGCGTTCTATGGTGCAGTTGAAAAAACTAAATTCAATAGCAAAGACTACGGCGTAATTCAAGTAATGACTGGCGGCGTTGTTGAACGCTAATTTATAGGTATAGGCGGGGTGATACCCGCCTTTATTCTTATATGGGGTGAATATGAACGTAAAACAAATAGTAAATAGGGCGTTCATGCAAATAGGCGATACATCGCAAGAAACGTATACACCATACCAGTTATTGGAGTATTACAACGAAGGCAATCACCTATTGAACGCTTTAATTAGCCAATATTGCCCTAGCCTTGCAACTGCCACACATGAAGATAACGGAACGGGGCGAATTGTACTGCCGTTTCAATGTATCGGAGTGTTAAAGGTACAAGCAGATGATGCGGAAGTGCAAGGGTATCACGTATTGAATTTACAAACGGTGGTATTTGATGCGGATCATGAGCAGAAAATCACCGTTGATTATATAAAGACAGCTGGATATAAAACGCTAGATGATGAAAGCGGACTACCGGCAGAACTAGAAACATTGTTAGTTGATTACATCGTGTATCGTGTAATGAATATGGATATTACCGGCATTACTTCCAATATGGTAAATGCACTACAAACAATTAACAGTGGACTAGGTGAAAATGATTGTATTATAGCGGAAGGGTATTGGGATTATGGTTGTAAAAGAACTGATTACTCTGGTTAATGTTGAAAGTAACGAAATACTAGATGAACAATTAGAATATATCCAGTACATTAACGCCGCTATTGATTGGCTAACTACTATATTGGTTAGCATTAAAGACCGCGAAGTAGTTAAGAATACGGATATACCAAACTTAAAAGCCGTACCGTCCGACTTTATGGGATTTGTTCCAAAGAGTGGTTACCCTATCCGCATCATTAACGGAATATTTGAAACCTATGACGGGGAAATAGTAAAAGGCGTATTTTATAGCGTACGTAAAAACCACGTTGACGAATTGGACGATGCTATTCCGTTTTCTGAATTCTTTCATCAGTATCTAGTGCAGCTTATATCTTTCATGGTAAAGAAAAAATCTCTTATGACTGATTATGCTGCCTATGATAAGGCCTTTATTGACTACATCACGGAACAAATTAAAGTGGCAAGGGGTATTACATAATGGGCGTAAAACAGGTAGCAACAACAAACGGTTTCCGGTTGGGCCTTGACTGGTCGAACCCGCCCGAAAACATTGATATGCAAGCCTTAACGCAAGCTAGGCAATGCGAATTCGATAGAACGGATAATGCATTACGTACAGTACCAGGGGTTAGAGTGCTGTATGATTTCGGCTTGCCTATTGAAACGTTGTATTACGATGTGTATCGGAAGCGTTGGTATTTTTCATCGAATAAGAATTTATATGAAACAGATTTCAGCACTCACAAACTATTAGGGGTATTAAGTGGTGTGCAAAAGCCTATGTATCATGCATTCGGTGGTGATATTCTGATTGCTAGCGGTGGAAAGCTACAGGCGATTACGGGAGCGGGGCAACTCATTACAGTAGAAAGCCCTACATGTGAAATGGTATCCAGTCATTCCGGACGTGTGTTGCTTTCATCGATTTATTCGCATCGGTTGAATTGGTCGGCGGTAGGCGATTATCAATCATGGACACATAATAGCAACGATGCATCTAGTGCGCAGTGGTTAGACGTCGGGTACAAAGACCAAGGCAGTATTATTGCCGTTGACTTCTTAACCCGTGCAATTATCGTATACAAAGAATATGGGCGTGTATATCAAGTAGTTGGCACACCAGACGATAATAATTTGACTGTATACCCACTATCCTCTACGGGATATTGTAGCGGTTCAACTTGTAATATCGACGATAGATCATATTATCTAGGCGAGCAAGGATTTATGTCATTCATGCCGACTAACACGTACGCAGAAATACAACCGTTTGAAACTGGCCTAAACATTAATTCATACCTGTTGAAGTACATCACAAAAGATTGTGAAATGTGGCATGTACCTAGCCGTAAGCAATTGTGGATAAAGCCCTACAATGGGGATAGCTTATTCATCTATCATTACCTACCCCGATATAATGACGGTCGCGGAGTATTCACATCTAGAAAATTCACGTATAACGTCAATTCCGTTGTAAGTATAGATAAAGATGTATATGTAGCCTATGGCAATAAGATTGGTATTCTTGATGAAAGCATAGATACAGATGACGGCGTACAAATTGAAACCTCTATTATTAGTGGAAACCGATTGGCTACACGTCAATTCATCTTGATTATGAACTACAATTTCGTAACACATAATATTATTAATGGATACGGCACAATTGGCATTTCCAATAAGAAAGCTAAGCCTATTAATTTTGCTAGTAAGGCTACTAAGACATATTATGCAACGATGAAAACTATAAATGCTACAAGCAAGATGAACACTAACGAATACACTAAAGCTTATAAGATTGGTGGCGGTGCTAATCGTAATGTGCAGTTTAAAATACACGTTCAAAAAGGGGCTATATCTCTAAGGCAATTAGATTATACGTATGAAGAGGTTTAAACATGGCATATAAAGAAAAACACCCTTTGGATATCACACCCCAAGGGGATACGGTTCAGGATAGCATTCAGAAAAACCGGGCTGAAATATTAGAAGTCGCCAAAGCCGTAGAATTAAAGGCTAGTGGTGGCGGTAATACAGGCGGTGGCGTGCTACGGAATAGGGTGCTAAACGGTAAGGTTGGTAATAGTGAATGGGCGTTTTTGATTGGTGATAATTTAAGTGTAATGATTGACGGCAGTCAAACACCGGTATTATTATCATTCGCCGACGGGTACGATGATAACGGAAGTGTAGACTATGTAAGTACGATTACAAATAAAACGAGTGCATGGAATTTACCAGCGCGATCTACATCGTATTTATATATCGAACGCTCCACATCGGGTGCGTTAAGTTATGGCAGTACTACTATTGAACCAGTGCGCCAAGCAAGTGCGCCAAAGGCTGAAATGGATAAAATGCACTATAACACGGTAGCCGATAAGATGTACCTATATAACGGCGTACAATGGAATTCAGTGCTTCGTATTGTAGTTGCTATTGTAGTTACAGATAGTACATCGGTTAAAAGTATCAAATACTACCGTCCGGGGTTTAGCGGCGATGTAATGGCGGATAAATCTATCACTAGCGAGAAAATCGGGGATAAAGAAATAAAAGGTGCTAATATTGCCGATGAGCAAATAGAAAGCAAGCATCTGGCAAAAAGTATCAATGATTTATTTGCAGCGGTGAAGAAAGATATTGAAGATTTAAAACCAAAGATTGATAGCGTATTATCAAAAGCCTATCCAGTAGGTGCGATATATTGCAGTACCGTAGAAACTAACCCGCATGATTTGTTTGGGTTCGGTACATGGGAATATATCGAACAGGGTAGGGTTCTATTATCACAAGGCGATAAATATAGCGCTGGTAGTACTGGTGGTGCTGAAACGCATACATTGACTACGCAAGAAATGCCTAAACATAATCACGGTGGGAACACTTCCGAAAGTGGAAGCCACACGCATACAGGAACGGCACAAGAGGCAGGAGAACATACTCATAAAGCTTATTTATATGGTACTGGTGCCGGTAATGGTAATCAACTAGGCATTGGCGAATATGTATCAAAAGCATGGATTAAACCTTATGATGGTTCAATGTGTGATGTCGATGTGAAAACTAGCGGGGCTCATAATCACACTGTCGCCATTGATAGCGTTGGTAATCACACACATACTATTAATCAAGAAGGTGGCGGACAAGCGCATAATATTATGCAACCGTACTTATCTGTATACATGTGGAAGCGGGTGGCCTAATGAAAACGGATAGCCTTGAAAACATGATAAAGGACTATGAACGTAGAACAGGGGAACGTGTAGACCTAAGCGGTTTTTATTTCGATGAAAATAACAACTATAAGGATAAGTACAATTATTATTTCAAGTTTTTCCCTGGTTCTGGTTTCTTATTTTGGACAATTAATGAGTTTAACGGGGATAAGTATTTTACAATATGGCAGACATACGGTGATATGAAAGTAATTGGGAAATACATTGTTGATGTGATGAAGTTAAACGATTTAGACATTATCGTTACGGCTACACATCGCAGCGTTAAAGGGTTCATTAAGAAGTGGAAAATGGAACGCGTTCCAACTATGGACTATTCCTATAACGGTTTTAATTACAAAGTGCTGAAAACGGTGCGAAAACACCTTGAAGCTACTTTGTAGAAAGGAAAAGCATGTTTATATTTGACTTGCAATTATTTGGCGGTGGCGGTAAAAAATCAAGGGTAAGTAGCATTGATGCAAAACTACCTGCCGCTCCCGCAGAAGAAAAGCAATTGCTACAAGGGCAACTTGATTGGATAAATGGAACTAATCGAAGTGCTAACAGGTTGCAAGGCATGGGAGATGCAGCACTTGATAATGTAATCACACCGGCATATAAAGAAATGTTCAATCAGTATCTAGGCACTAATCAAAATAATCAAAATGCGATTGGTGCGTTACAAAATCGGATTTCAAATGCTGGTACGCAGAACCTAACCGACAACACAAAATACGCTAATCAGTTAGCGGCAAGCGTTGATAATATGAACAATACGGCAAACCAATTGGCTAATGAGTATAGCGGGGCATTATTGCAAAATCAAAATGCTATGAACGCTATTACATCGGGCCAATTGCCCACTGCATACCAGGACGCACGCCAAAAGGCACTAAACAATGATTTAGAAAGCACATTAGGTAGTGCAGTATCTGGACTTGCAAGCCGTGGCATTATCAATTCTTCACAGGCTGATAGTGCGCTAAATAATATCAGTAAAAATACATCTAATACATTGGCTGCACAATATGCCCAAGACCTTAACCAAGCGGCAGGGCTTAACACCCAAGCACTTAATAATAATTTAAGTGGAATAGGCGCTAAAATGGGGCTATGGGGGAATACATATAATAACCAACAAAATGGGATAGTAAACCAAGCTAATTTGATGAACCAAGGATATACTAATCAAATGAGCAACGCAGGAACGGCCGCCGGGCTAGTTGGCCAACGTGAAGGGTTAGCACAAAACCCAATTAACACGGGAGCAACTACACAAGAAGCGGCAATTCAACCGGCGAAAGATTACTATTCTATGGCACAACTTAATAACGCAGATCAGGAAGATTTATTGAACCGCTACATGACGTTACGATATGGGTTAGCCAGCCCAGCACAAACAACAGTGCGCCAAGGTAGTGGTGGTTTCTTTGGAGGGTTTATGAAAGGTTTTTGCTTTGTAGCGGGCACAAAAATTGCAACACCGGAAGGTGCGAAAGCAATTGAAACATTTAAAGCGGGTGATACTGTTATTTCGCTTAATGCGGTAAACGATGTAATTGAAATGCATGATATGGGCGAGCATGAAACATATATGCTATCTACTGTAGATTGCACAGTACCAACTACGGCGAGTGAAAAGGTATTAACTCCGGAAGGCTTGAAAGTAGTTGAAAATCTCGTAATTGGTGAACCAATTATGACCGTGCATGGATATCAACCTGTAACGCAATGCGAACCAACCGGAAAAACTGAACAGGTTTACGAATTGCAATGTACTGGTGATAATCTATTCTATGCCAACGGCATTATGGCAGAAGGTATCAATGAAGATGAACTGCAAGCCATTAAAGGAAATAGTAATGAAGATGCTGATAACAAAGGCACTAAAAAAACAAGCAAAAAAGGCAGTAAGAAAAACACTGAGAAAGTAGAGGAATAACACAATGGGAGTTATTTATTTACAAGACTTTGAACCATGGGCAGCCGTTGGCGAACTAGCTGGACAATATGCATCACATCGCCTAGGTGCATTGCAAAATAATAAAATGGCTAAAGGGTATCAAAGCATGTTAAATGGTGATGCTCAACAAGGGCAAGACCAGTTACAAGTGATTGATAACCAAAATAGAAATGCAATGCAGATGCAACCTACACAATTCAACTCCGCGCAATATGTAAATGATGCAATGCGGAACAATTCCGTAGGCGCTCAAATGGTGGCGCAAAACAATGGGTTATGGGGGCAACCTGGACAAGTGGCACAAACACCACAACCGGCAGCGCCTGTACAAGCGAATACAGATGCGCCGGCGGTGGCAACGCAACCACAACAAAGTACCGGCTTATGGAATTTCCAAAATCTAAACAATACTGGTATTGGCGTACCTCAAACGTACCAAGACATGGTACAACAACGGGGTACTAATTTTTTTCACCAAGCGCCCAATTTGGTAAGCGATGGTAATACCAATGAGGATAAAGCGCCGGGCCAATACTCTATACCAGATAAAGCAAGTGTAACAAGCGAAGCACGCAAAAGACTGGGGGCCAATACGTTGGCCCTAGTCAAAGCGGGTTTTGATTTCAAGACCGCCCAAAGCCTTGCGAGTGATCAATATCAAACCGATGTAAATACTATGTATGCACAACAGGTCAACGAATATCAAGAAAAAGTTCTCGAACCTATGCGCCAACAAATCATGAATAATCTTGTATTTACGCAAGATAAAGACGGAAACCCGGTTGTAGATACATACAACACAAAACGGGTTAAAGGGTTAGCGCCAGCCGTTGCAAGATACAATTATTTAGCAAGTAAAGTAGGCGCTGGCACTATTGATATGAATAACTTGAATAGCATTGCGGCGTTGGATAAACCAGATTACAAGTTTAGCAGCGCACAAAACGGCCACATTGTACGCTACAACATGGGCGACGGTACTATTCAAGATATGGGCGGTTATGGCAAGGTTGAAACCAAACAATTTGCGAACGGCCAAGTTATCGTAATGACACCAGACGGCCAAATGAAAAACATCGGTAATTTCGGGGCTAAGAACATTAAAGTTTTACCTGACGGCAAAACGTATATTGTTGGCACAGACGGCAGCATGAAATATGTAGGTACGCATGTTAAACCGGCAACAGCTACACAAACAGGTACAAGCGGTTATAATGCGCAAGTATTAAGAACTTTATCCGCGCAGCATACTGCATGGGTAAAAGCTAACCCGGATAAGGCAGAAACAGAAAGTCCTTATTATGGGCAATTACAAAGCGCATTAAGCGGTGCGCCTACTGGTGGCGGTGGTGCTGGGGCGCCAACGGTTAAACGGCAACCGACATATTCAAGCGAAGAACAAGCAGCAGTATCTAAGCGAATGAACGAACTATCAGCGCAAGGCTGGAGCGATGATCAGATAGCGGCGGAACTTGATGCGGCCGGATACGGCAATTATAAATCGTGGTTAAAATCTTATTAATAAAAGGGGTAGACTATGGGTGCGTTTGATGATATTACAAGCCAATACGGCAAGGCAGCTGGAAACGGCAACGCCTTTGAAGATATAACAACCGAATACGGTGATGATGTAGGCAACGCGCCCAAGCCTACATTATGGGATAGTGTTAAAAATAATGCCGAATATGTTGCTAATGGCGTTAAAAACAATATTGAATGGATTGATAAAACAGGCAAAGAAATTAATGATAATGTAATGAATACATTATCAAATTGGAAAGATGATGTAGTAAACAAAGCAAATAATTTAAGTAGGGAGTATTCACAAAGTGCTGCTAATGCCCTTGAAGCTAATGGAGATAATTTTTCAGCTTTTGATGATAACGGCGACTTTATAGAAGGACATGAAACGCCGGGCCTAAACAAAGCAAGAGTAGAGGCATACGATACCGCAATTGGTAAGCCGGCTGGATATATAGCTATGACGCCGTACGTACCGCCAAAAGTAAAATTGGTTGCAGGTATATTGGCCGCCCCTACGGTTATAGGTAATGCAGCCGAAATGTACGATGCTAATGCAACGGCCGAAAACGAAGGAACGGCACCAGAAGGGATACTAGGGAATAGATATGTTGCTACGGCAAAAAATGTTTTTGCAGATCCTATTACGGAACCAGCTGAACGCTTAATTGATGATCCTGTTAAGTTCGCACAAAATATCGCCATGAACCCTACTAATTTATGGGACGATGTGTTTATACCGGTTGGCATGGTTAAAGGCGTAATGCCTAAAAAGGTAACTGGCGCCATTGGCGAACGTGTAGGGCGTGTTGGCGAACATATCAAAGAAAAGGCATCTAATGCGTTTGAAGATATCGGGGAACGCTTTAAGAAGGAAGAACCAAACATGCAAGAAGGCGTGTTGTACAATGCTTTTGAAGATATTCCAGTACCGGAAGAAACTGCAAATGCAGTAGAACCGCGTACATATGCAGAAGATGCATTGAACGGCCAAGCCTATGAGGGAGAAACAGGGAATATACAAGCTGATATATACAACCGATATCGTCAAAACGGATTAAGCGACGTTGAAGCGGCGGGCATGACTGGTAATATTGGCGCCGAAAGTAGTTTTAATACCACTATAACAAGTGGCGACGGCTACGGTTCCCGTGGTTTGGTTCAATTTACTGGGGATAGATTGAACGGTGAAAAAGGCTTGTTGAAATTTGCCGAAAGTAGAGGGCTAGACCCATGGGATTGGAGAACGCAAGTTGATTTCAGTGTATGGGAATTGCACAATACGGAAAGCGCAGCACTTGAAGCAATGCGCGCAAGACCAGATGCAACACCAGCAGAAATGGCTAAAATTATTCGTGAAACCTACGAACGCCCTGACCCTTCCGTTGCTCGTGATAATGTTCGCGCTCAAATTGCAGAAGAAACATTTAATGGGAACTACGGAAAATATGAAAATGGGCCACGTGATACATCATTTAAAGATAGCAGCCTAGATCCAAATCGTGTTACACGTGATGAACCATTCAAAGATGAGTTTATCGAAAATGAAAAAACGATAAATGGGGAACAATCACATACAGATTTGAATAGTTTTGTTGAAAATACCGAAAATAAATCAGTTAAAAACGAAGATTTAGGTATAAACTATCAAGGCGAAGGCGAAACAGCCCGTACAGGCGAAATAAACGAATTTCAGCCAGAAAACCGCATAAATGTTGAATTTATAGAGAGTGAAAAACCTAGAATTCAAGAAAACGCGATTGAAAATGATATAAATAGTAAATTTAGATACGAAGAAGATGCGCCAAACGTAAGTTTGAAAAATGCTATTGATGATTTGCCATTGAAAGCACGCGAAACAATCGTAAATGAATTGAAAGACGTTGTAAAAGATGATGTATCTGAAACACGATTTACAGAATTAGAAAATAAAGTACATTCTAATACGGAAATTTTAAAAGACTTGAACCAAGCAATAAAGCCGGACATTCCGAAGGCAGAACTTGATGCGGTGAAAGTCAAATTATCAGAATCCTTAGATGTACCAGTTGAAGCATTGAACCATGAATACATGGAACGTGTTCGTACTGATCGCGCTGCCGAACTTATTGCAGATACGCAAGAACTAAAAACGTTAAAAGCAGAACCGGCAGAAGGTGGCGTGAGTGCATACGCGCAGCAACCTAGCCAACTACTTGAACACGCTACGCATGAACAAGTACACGAAGCCATTGTAAAAGCCTTTGACGGTAACGAAGCAATGGCAAATCGCTATTTGGAAAGTAAAGGCGTTAAACCTACAGAACCATTACAATATAGCGTAAGGGGCAAGGAAACGCCGCATACTGGCGTTGATGAAGTAGAGCGATTAGGGCGAAACGTAACACGTAAAGAAATCATAGATGCAGTTAATACCTTGTTTAACCAGCGCATTAAAAGTGGCCGTTTGGGTAAAAAAGGCGTTGGCGGTTGGTACAATACATATACCGATGTCATTCGTAGCGGTAATTATGGCGATTTCCGCGTTATCATGCATGAACTTGGGCATTATGTAGACAACTATTTTAAATTCAGTAATAAACCACGCTTTAACAACGAATTTAATCGCGTAGTACAAGACCGTTTCGGGAAAGCGTACAACAAGTTAGGCATGGAAGGTATACGCGGCGAAGGATACGCAGAATTCTTTCACGATTACGTAAGCGATCGCGCCAAAGCTAAACGCGAATTCCCGGAATTTTATAACCATTTCACGGAAGCAATTGCCAAAGAACCTGAATTAAACGGCATTACTAATAAATTATCTCAACTGGTTCATGAATGGCACCGTCAAGGCGGGGCAGAACGTGTAAAGGGTAGTATTTCGTTTGAGAGTAAAGGTAAAGTGAGCCAAGCTATTGATGCGGTTAAACGTGGTGAAACGCGCGACTTTATCAAAAAAGCGATGAGCGATGTATACACTAAATTAATTGATGAACTTAACCCATTAAAAGAGTTAGTGGAACAAGTCGAGCGTGAAACAGGCGAAAAAATTTCGTTTGATGATAATCCGTATATGCAAGCGTGGCTGGCGCGTGGTTGGGCCGGTAAGGCGGAAACGTTAATTGAACACGGTGCGCCGGAATATAAAATTCCAGCGTTTAAAGATATTATTAAGGATATCGGAAAGAAAGAACACAAAGATTTTTCCTCTTATCTGGTGGCGCTTCATGATTTAGACCTACATAAGAACCAACAAAAAGCAACGTTTTCATACACGGAAGATGCTGCTGTATTAGGTAAGCACGCCGGAAATGAACGCTTTCAAAAGGCCGCCCAAGAAATCTATAAATATCAAGATTATTTATTGGGTATGCTTGTTAAAGAGGGTATGTTGACGGCTAAATCGTACCATACAATGCGCAAAATGTACCCGCATTACATTCCGTTTTTCCGCGATATGTCAGATGTAGGCATGCAATCGTTCTTATCTGGTGGCAAGGGTTTTATTGATGTATCTAGTCCGGTAAAACGGTTAAAAGGTAGTACGCGCGATATTATTGACCCGTTGGAAAGTATTGTTAAAAATACATTCCAATTCTATAACGCGATAGAACGCAATCACGTTGGCCGTACATTTGCGAAATTAGCCGATAAAAAAGGCGTAGGGCAAATTGTGGAACGCGTAAAGGGCGATAAAGCAAAAACGGATAATACGTTTAACGTTTGGGAAAACGGCGAAAAAGTAACGTATGAAACAACACCGGAACTTATCGAAACTATGCGTATGCTGGATAAAGAACAATCCAACATGATTATGAAGATTTTATCTTATCCGGCAAGTTGGTTACGTGCTGGCGCTACATTATCGCCAGAATTTATCTTGCGGAACCCCGTGCGTGATATGATAGGCGCTGCAATTTACTCTAAACATGGTTTTATTCCTGTTGTTGATACTTTCAAAGGTTTAGCTTTATACCTAAAGAAAGGACAAACATATTGGGAATATAAGAAATCTGGGGCAGCACATGCGGCAATGGTATCCTTAGACCGCGACTATTTAGGCGGTCAATTACGCGACATTATGAAGCGTGAAAGCAAGTTTACTAAGCTAATTAAAAACCCTATTGAAGCATTGCGCGCTATGAGTGAAGCAACAGAAATGGCAACACGATTGGCAGAATATGACAATGCACGAAAGGGTTATACGGGCGTTGGTAATCGCTTATTCGGTGAAGATAGAAAGCCGTTATCAGCACGAGAAGCAGCAGTAGAAAGTCGTGATATTACGTTAGATTTTAGCCGTAGAGGTACAAACACCAAGAAAGCCAATCAAGTAATAGCATTCTTTAATGCGACTATTCAAGGCGCAGACAAAATGGCCCGTGCGTTTAAAGAAGATCCGCGCGGTATGACGGTTAAAACGATGCTTTATATCACACTACCAAGCGTTATGTTATGGTATATGAATAAAGACGATGAGCGTTATCAAGAATTACCGCAATGGGAAAAAGATACATTCTGGATAATTCCGGGCAAGGAAAATATGTATAGAATTCCTAAACCGTTTGAAGCTGGGGTATTATACGGTACGGCGTTTGAACGCATGCTACAGTATATGGACGATGCAAAAAACAATCGTAAGAGCGTAGGCTTTAAAGGATTTGGTGATCGCGTATTTGATAGCCTTGCACCGAGTTTTATGCCAACGGCCATGATACCTATTGTTGAAGCGACAACCAATTATTCACTATTTAGACAACGCAATATCATTCCGCAATCTCAAGAAAATTTACCAGCACGCCTACAGTACGGCGCTAATACAAGCGAAGTTGCAAAATTTGTAGGTAATAAAATAGACGTTTCGCCGTATATTGTAGATAACACAATAAGAGGGTACGGCGGCGGCCTTGCTGGGTTAGGTTTGAACGCAGTTGATGCGGTATCTGGCGCAAAAGAAAACAATGCATCTAAGAAGTGGTACGAAGCGCCGGGATTAAGAGGGTTTACGGCGGCACCTTATCAATCATCTAATAGCGTACAACGTATATATGATGATTATAAGGAACAAGAAAAACTACATAATGAGTTCAAATTAACAGGGCAACGGCCGGAAGGATACGATGCTAAAGAATTTGCAAAACTCAAAAATGCAAGTAATAGCCTTAAAAACTTAAACAAAGCATCTAAGGCTATTATTAATAATGAACGCATGAGCGGCGAACAAAAGAGGGAACAACTAGATAAAATTAATATGAGAAAAGCTAATATAGCGCGTAGCGTATATGGCTTAGGTAAGGTTAAATGAGGGGTAAGTAATGGATCATTTCACTAGGTTTTTTGTTGAGTGTTGGAACTCTTTGACGGATAGTTTTTTAATAAAAGTTTTACTAAGTGGCGCCGGTGCATTGGGTATGTGGCTAATTCATATAAAACACGTTCAAATATTGGGCGTGTTTATTTTATTGGTATTCGTTGACTTATTCACCAAATGGGCGGCAATTGCTTATAGAATGTTGGTTGATGAATACAAATATAATGCCGATGAAATTGCAGTTTGGGAAAAATACCGTGCAATACCGTTGGCGTTTGATAAGGGCTTGATTTCAAGCCGATACATGCGAAAAGGTTTTGTGTTTAAAGTGGCGACATACGTCGCCGCTACACTTGCCGCCGTTTTATTCGATGAAATGAGCGGTCAAAAGCAATTCGCGGTATCGCTGGTATGGTTATATTTGGGTTCGTGTGAATTCTTATCCATTATGGAAAACCTACGCGACGGCGGAAATGTGATGCTAGGTAAATTTTTAGATTTAGTTAAAACTAAAATTGAAAACAAAGTTAAATTATAGGGGGTACCATGAGGGGTATTGATGTAAGCGAAAATAACGGTGTAGTTGATTGGGGCGCAGTCAAGGCTAATGGGTTTGATTTCGCAATTATTCGCATCGGTTATGGCCGAGGCAATTTAGATAGTGAATTCTATAACAACGTAAACGGCGCAATAAACGCAGGTTTAGCTATTGGCGTATACCATTATTCCTACGCTATAGATGAAGAACGTGCAGTGGCCGAAGCAGAATTTGTATTGGATACATTGAACGATGCCGGCCTAACTGTTGACAAGTTGCCTATGGGCGTATGGTTCGATATGGAAGATGCGGACGATTACAAGGCAAATCGTGGCATGCCAACGGGCCAAGAATTAACAAATATTTGTAGTGTGTTCATCAATAAATTGTGGCAAGCTGGATATGTTAATACTGGTTTGTACGCTAGTTATGACTGGTTAGTGAATGTATTAGACGTTAGTCAATTAGGCGGTTGCGCCATCTGGTGCGCACAACTTAATAACCAATGCGACTATGAAGGGGCTAATTTGTGGCAATACACGTTCAGCGAAAACATCGAGGGCAAGGAGTTTGATGCCGATTTAGTAATGAATTGGCCTATTTAATAGGGGGTAATTATGGATACTATCATTCAATTATTAAGGCGATATGCGCCCGTAATCACCGTGGCAGCACTTGTGCTGCTGGTGGTGGTAGTTGGCTTATTTTGTTACAAAATGGCTTATACAAAGAAATTGCAAGAACCTGTTATCCTCAATCAAACAGTAGCGAAAAATCCGCAGAAACTGGCGGATACGTTAAAAATCACGCCAAAGGAAGCAACGGAAGTAATTGCGTATAAGGAAACCGCGCAGCCGGTAGCAACGTATTATACACAGGCACCAACGCTACATGATGCGGCAGTAGTTACGAAAAATGCTATTAAGGATAAATCTCCGAATATTCCAAAGGAAGCTATAGAAAAAAGCGATAGAACCGCGGTAGTAGAAAATACAGATGAAAACAAAGTTGACGTGTACAAGATTAACCTGAACAAAGCGCATCGCATAATGGGCGGCGTTACTGTATTAGAAACAGGGAAGGTATACGAAACTGTAGGTTATCAAGCTGGCGACTTTCAAAGTTTAGCGCATTTTGACGGTAAGCAGTTTAAAGGGGCTAGCGCTTTATATACATTCGCGAAATGGTAGGTGATCCGATTATCTCCGAGTTGCACGGCTTGCAACAGTAAACTATTAGTTGACAGTTGGAAAGGAAATATTATGAAAACATTTACATTTGAAGGCAAAACGCATATGTTCGCGGAAGAAGTAGAACCAAAGAAAGACGGTTTATATACCGCAACTTTAACAGACAATAACAACGTACGTTGTGAAATGTGGTTTGTAAATGGCGAATTGAAACGCCTTGTTGAATTAGATTAATACTAAAAGGGGTACTATAAGCGGTACCCCTCTTTTTTATTTGACGGCAAAAATACGTCAAAAATTTCATGTAAATCCATATAATTTTGTGGTTAGAATTTTAAATTTACGTTATGGCCAATCAATTAAAAACTACGATGTGTGTTATTATGGATAAAAATTATTAAATACGCTATAATAAAGTATTGCTAATTACGGACTGTTTACAGGGAAAGGGGGTGTTCCTATGGCATATATGGCGCTATATCGTAAGTATCGTCCGCAGACGTTTACCGATGTGGTTGGGCAACATCAGGTATCAGATACGTTGATGCGCGCTATTCGCGAGGATAAGGTGGCTC